CTACTGATGCTGCTGCAAGAACAAATGGAAGTTTTGGCTTAAGTTCAATGTCAGATAGAGGCACAGGTTTAGCGACAATGAATTTATCAGTTACTATGGCTAATTCAAATTATGCAGGAACCACTTCTTGTATGGGTACTAATGCTGATGATGATGGCAGAAATTATATTGCAGTCGCTATGCCAAAAGATGAAAACGAAGTTTATGTTAATCAATTTACCACAAGTGGTTCAGCAGCAGATGCAGGATATGTGGCTGTTCATATTATGGGAGACTTAGCATGAGTAAAGCAGCAGATTTAGCAAAGTTTATAGGTGATAGCCAACAGAACATGAAGTTATTGGCAACAATAGATGCAACTCCAAATGCTAGTACATATGAATTTACAATGGATTATGATTATAATAATTTTTTAATTATTGTTGAAAGAATGTCAGGTGATTCATCATCTGTTAATGAAAATTGGGATGTTAAATTTAAAATGGATGGTACATTAGATGATGGTCAATCTACTCCTTATATGACAAGTAATGAATTAATAGATAATGGAACAAGAAGAAATATTAACAATGTTGATAATATGGAATTTTTTACAACAAATCTTCCTACAAAAAGATGGGGAGGATTTGTTCATTGTGTAAATTTTAGTAATAATGAAGGATACCCAATGATGTTTCATGAACTTGGTGGTACTTCAGATAGTTCTGATGATTTTGGTGCGTTTCATGGACATAGTGGAATTGATGTTCATAGTAAACAAGTTACTGCTATGAGATATGCTTTTACAGCAGGAAACATTACAGTAGTTAAACAAAAAATATATGGAATAAATTAATTATGGAAATAGATGCAATGTTATTTTGGAATATTATTTTGACAATGGTTGTAGTACCTGCAGGGTGGGCATTTAATAAAATGTTTCAAGAGGTAAAGCGTTTACAAATATTACTTAATAAAACAAGAGAAGAGTATGCACGTAAGGATGATGTAAAAGAAGATATGCATGACCTTATGGATGCAATTAAAAGATTAGAAGATAAATTAGATAAAATATTAATAGGGAGTAAATAATGGCTTCAACATATACAAGTAGAATAAGACTTGAAAAGCAAGGGGATGGAGAAAATCCTAATGCATGGGGATTAATATTAAATCAAAATGTAATAGATTTAATAGATGATGCAGTTGCAGGTTATCAGGTTGTTTCTGTTTCAAATACAGGAGTAACATTAACAACAGGTAATGGTGCAGCAGACCAAGCAAGAAAATCAGGTTTAAAATTAGAAGGAACTTTAACTGCAGATGTAACTGTTGCAATACCTGCACAAGAAAAAATATACTTTGTTCATAATGGAACAACAGGTGGATATAATGTTTTATTTAAGGCAGGTTCAGGAACTGCAGTAACTGCAACTGAATCAGGTAAAAGTATGATGATTGCTACAGATGGAACAACTATTAATTTATTTAAAAATGAAGATAACGATTCAAAAATATTTAGTAACTTTATTGTGCCTGATGCAATAACTGCTAATGGTGCAGTAGATACTTCTGCAACAAAGTCTATATATCAAAGAGTAAATACAGGTAGTAATGATGTTACTGTTTCTGTTTCTGTAGGTGGATTAGGTATAGGTCAATATGTTATTGTAGACAAAGTTACTACTACAAATAAAATGACAATATCATGGGATTCAGGTTCACAAGGAATTAGTTTATCAAGTGCAACAGAACTTGCAATTGGTATATATAATGGTAATAAATTTTCTTTTGTGGAAACAATTAAGGCATAGTAAATGGCTATAACTTTAATATCAAATGTAGGTTTTACTGAAATAGATACGTCAGGAACTGTTAACACTGTAGCAGGTGTTAAAGATAATTTACCTGTTCAATTTTATAAAGTAGTCAGTAATATTAATGGTCAGTTAGTTATTGATAATAACGATAACCATAAAAAACTTATATTAGATGTAAATGGTAAAACCATAAATGGTGAAAATCAAACTGCAATTACATATAATGGTAATGATACTTTAGAAATAAAAGGACAAGGATTAATTACGTCAGGTGGAACAGTAAGAGTTTCTGCTAATGGTTCAGGTAGTTATAATGCAACACCTACACTAGGAGATGGTACAGTAGTTATAACAATGACAAGTCCTAACTTTGATATTACATTTAATGAAACTTATACTCCAGAAAATGAACCTTATAGAGATAAACATGGAATTAGAACACCTGATAATATACCTTCAGGAGAAACTTGGTTAGGTCTTACAGGTGCGAAAGGTGCAAATATAAATGCTTTAACTGCTAGTGGTTTTAGTTTTAATAATGTAGGAACTTTAATGACTGGAGTAACAGGTTCAATAGGAAGTTTTGAATTTTATAGAATGACTGATGCTAGAAGAAGCAGAGGTGACATGGACTATAAAGCTTATGTTTGGTGTAGCACTGGAATGTTTAAAAAAATAGTTGCTAATAATGTTAATAATTCTAGCACTGATAATCCTGATTATATTACAGGACCTGCTTCCAATCCGTATACTGGAGGATATTATATTCCTCAAGGCAGTAGAGATAGTAATAATGACCATGATGCTTATGGTAACTTTGCAGCAATGGGAAGATTAGAATCTATATCAATACCTTCAAGAACATTTTCAATAACTAATAATAATACTTTTGATATATCATTTTATTCTGTAGGTCCTTCTGAAACTTTTGTAGTTACTGTAGTTAGTGGAGTTTTTTATATAGATGGTCAAGCTAATCCTGTATTAAATTTAAAAAGAGGTGTAACATATACATTTGATGTAAGTGATGCTTCTAATGGAACAGGTGGAGGTCATCCTCTTAGATTTAGAGATTCTTCTGATACAAGTTATACAGATGGAGTTACTGTAAGTGGTACAGAAGGGCAGGCAAATGCAACTGTGGTTATTGTTGTGCCACCTAATGCACCTAACACTTTAAAATATTATTGTACTCAACATGGTAATGGAATGGGTAATACAATTAATATTACCAGTTCAACAAGAAATGTTACTGCTACTGCAAATGGTGGAACTGCTAGTTTACAAACTTATAATACTGACGAATTATGGTATATTGAAGGAACAAAAGGTTCTACTCAATCTTTAGCAGGTAATGGAACAGGTACAGGAACTGTAACATCTGTAAGTGGTGGTGATGGTGCAACAGGAAATGTTGTTGTTTCTGTAGCAGATAATGTTCAAGACTTTCCTGCAAAAACAGGAGATGAAGTATATGCAGGTATGGAATATACACCTGATAATAATGGTACAGTAAATAGTTCTCAAGTATATCCAAAGTCTTATGGTAATACAGTTCCTGTAGGTGTAAGCTCTTCTGCATTTCCTGATGGTGGTATGGGTTCATCAATATTTTCTATTAATACAGATTTATATAGTCCTTATTGGGATAGTGCTAATTATACTTATCCTGCTAGTAGACAGGCTAGATGTGCTGCAAGACTTAAAACTGATTTAGGTAGTCCTGTTCAATTTACTTATAGTGGTACTATTGATGGAAATAACTTTGCACTAACAGGTAATGGAGCTAATGCTTCAGGTACAGTATCAGGAGGTTCTGCAACAGGAATTACAACATCAGTTGTTGCTAATAATGCCTATGAGTTTTTCTTTACAAATACTTCTCATGTTTTAAAATTCTTTTTAGATAGTCCTAGAACTTCTAATAATGTTGACATATCTAAATGGTTTTGGACTCACAGACCTACTTCAACAAATGGTGCAAATAATTTAAATAGACAATCTACTGGTGCAAGTGATTTTGGTACTACATATACAATGACAAGCGTGACTTTACCTAATGCAGGAACTTATATAGAAGGAAAAGCATTTGCAGTTAATAATGGTAATGATACAGATATTAGTTTTACAGGTGTAAGCACAACTGCAATTGTAACTGCAAGTACACTTACAACTGTTACTAATTTAAATAGCACAGATGAAGATTGGAGTTACACAGGAACAAGGTCATCTACTAATTCAGATGGTAACCCTCTTGGAGCAAAACCTGCTTTTGATGGTACAGGTGTAACAAATAATGCATCAGGAGTACCAACTGCAGGTATTAATCTTACAAACTATTCAGGTAAATATTCAAGGACTCAGTAATGGCATCTACAGATTCTAAATTAACCAAATTACAGTTTGTTCCCGGATTTCATAAAGAGTCTACTCGTTATGGAGAAGAAGGTAAATGGTTTGAAGGTAACAGAGTAAGATTTAGACAGGGTAAACCTGAAAATTTAAGAGGTTATAAAAAACATAATACAACTTCTATTTCAGGAACTCCTAGAGATATTCTTGCATGGACAGATTTTGATTCAAGAAAACATATTATAATAGGAACAAATAAAGAAGTTATTGTAGAGAAAGACCAACAATTTTATGATGTAACTCCTATTGTAACTGTTGTTGAAGATAGTAATATATTTTCTACAACTCAAGGTTCTAAGGAAGTAGGAGTAAGTATTACTAATCATGGAAGAGCAGCAGGTGACAGAATAATTGTAGAAGGTGCAGCTTCTATAGGTGGTAATATTAATTTAGTAGGTATAACTTCTTTAGGTACAGGAATTTATGCAGTTGCAAGTGTGACAGATTTAAATTCCTTTAAAATAAATGCAGTAACTGTTGCAGCAAATACATCTGCAGAAGCAGGAGGTACTACAGTTTCTGTTGCATTTTTATTAGGTAATGAGTTAACAGATGCTATTCAGGGTTTAGGATATGGTGCAGGTGTGTATAATGCAGGAACTACAACAACAAATATAAGAGCATGGAATCAACCTTCATCTGTTTCTAATATTACATTTAGAAGTAATCAGTGGTCTTTTGATAACTATGAAGAATATGTATTAGGTGTAAGAAGAGGTGGACAAATACTTGCCTTTAAACAGGATGCATCTGTAACACCTGAAAGAATGAAGATTGTAACAAGTTCAACAAATGCAGTTCATATTACTGCAACTTCAGCACCTGTTAAATCAAACTTTTTACTTGTGTCTCCTAATGATGGTCATGTTATTTGTTTTGGAACAAACTCTATTGATGGTACATTTGACCCATTACTTGTACGTTGGTCAGACCAAGAAGACTTTTCTAATTGGGCAGTAAGTTCAGGAACAACATCAAGAGAAAATCCTCTTGCAGATGGCACAGAAATTATAGGAGCAGTAAGGTCAAGAGGTGAAATACTTATATGGACTGACAACTCTTTACACAATATGGTTTTTACAGGTGACAGAGCAAGTGTATTTAGATTTACTCAGTTAGGTACAAAGTGTGGACTTATAGGTCCTCATGCAGCAATTGACTATGATGGTGTAGCTTATTGGATGGGTGACAATAATTTTTATGCTTATGATGGTAGAATACAAAACTTACCATGTACAATAAGAAGACATTTATTTGATGACTTTAATAATACAAATAAAGATAAAGTATATGCAGGTATTAATTCAGAGTTTAAAGAAATAATATGGTTGTATCCTAAAGGAAACTCTACAGAACCTAATGCTTATGTTATTTATAATACTGAAGAAAGAACTTGGGTATTTGGTGATAGTTTTTATACTACATATAAAGACAGACAAGTATTTGATAATACTATTGCTACAGGAAAACGAACTGATTTTCAGGGTGTAACTGATTCAAGTCAATTTGTATTTGATAATGAGCCTGAAGAATATTATACAGATGATGAAGGAAACTCACTAACATCATTTATTAAATCTTCAAACTTTGATGTAGGTGATGGTGATGATATTATGTATATAAATAGAATTATACCTGACTATAAACTTGATGATGGTCAGAATATAAATATATTTGTAAATGTAAAAGAGTATCCTAACTCTGCAAATGAAACAGTAAAAGGACCTTTTGTAATTAACTCAGCAGTAACTAAAATAGACATGAGAGCAAGAGGTAGACAGGCTTCTGTAAAGGTATCTGCAACTAATGATGGTTCATGGAGATGGGGTACTGTTCGTATGGCATTACAGAATGATGGTAAAAGATAATGGCTACCTATCCTCAGTTTAGTACGTATAGAAATATACAAGACATTAAAGAAATGTATAATGAGATTGCAGGTTGGGGTAATAGACTAACTGCTTCTCTTCAGATAAGAGATGACTTAGAAAACTCAAGACCTTCTTTTAAGGTAATACAGGTAACAACTGTTACTGACTTAGGTAATCCTCAAGAAGGTGACGTAGCTTTTTCTTTAGGAGAAAGCAAGTTTAAAGGTTATACAGGTAGTGCATGGGTGGATTTTCATTGATGAATTATTTTAAGTTTATAGCAGACAGTACATTTATAGATAATATAAATAAAGGTATTACACAAACAAATGACTATTTTGGTACAAAAACAATACAGGGTATGGCATTAAACACAGGAATGTTGTATAATAAGAGTAATAATAAAATCAGTAACTTTCAAGCAAATATGACGAAAGAACAATCTTATTATGCTATGCCTAATAGGATAGGGAGAACAAATGGCATACTTGACAAATAGAAATGCACCTGTAAGTGGTCTTGCAAATCTTCTTGCAATGAGAGGAAGACAAGGTGATACTGAATTAGTTCATATGTCTAAGCCTGAAATTGATATGATGGAAAGAATGGGTAAGATGACAAGTAATCCTGTAACAGGTTTACCTGAAGCATTTAGTTTAGAAGATGAGATTTCAGGACTTGCTTCTCTTATGGAAATGCCAAGTGCTAAAGATGCAATGAAAGATTTAATGGATTATGGTAAAGAAAAATTAAAAACTTTAACTATGAAAGAGATAGAAAAAGAAATGCCTGCACCGCAGCAACAACCAATACCTATACAAAGACCTATGCCACAACCTCAACAGGGTGCAATGACTAACTTACGTTCAGGTGGTTTGGCTAGTTTTGGTCAACATATTCAAAGACAGTTAATGAACAAAGCAAGAGAAGAAAGTGGTGGAAACATTGAACCATTCTTAGATGAAGTAGAAGGAATGGCAGAAGAAAGATTTGGTATAAAATTTAATGGTGATGGTATAGGTGGACAACAACCAAGACCAATGCCTTTTCCTAGACCTAATGTAATTGGTCCTGCAGTTGATAGGTTTCCTATAGGAGTACAACCTTATCAACAAACTAAACCTTTAGGAAGTCAAGACCCCGGTAGAATACTAGAAATAAGACAAAATATGAAAGATTCAGCAGACGTATTTAAAAAAGCTTTAGATAGATTAATGTCAGGCAAGTCACAATATGAGGGTGGTGTGGCACAACTAGCAGGTGGTATGAGACCTAAAGATTACTTTGAGGGTCAGGTGTATGATGACAGAGGTGATGGTATGTCTGATGACATAGGTTTTAAAGTAGATGGAGACCCTGTAATTAAGGGTGCAAAATTAAGTGCAGACGAATATGTAATGCCTGCAGACCTTGTTGCAATGCTAGGCAATGGGTCATCTGATGCAGGTGCAAAGAAATTAGATGCTTTTACAAAAGAAATGAGAATGAAAGCATTTGGTACAACAGAGCAACAGAAACCAATTAATGCAACAAAAGAACTAAAGGATATGGTGTAATGGGATTTTTTGATTCAGATGTAAATAGAGAGAGTGTATATAATACACCTGCAGATTTTAAGTCAGGTTTAGCCGACTTATTAGCTGAAGCTAAAAAAATATATGAAGCTAAAAAACAACTAGGCTTTCAAGATTATGAAGGTGATAGGATAGCAGACTTTACTCCTGAAGAGCAAGCAGCCATGACAGGTATTGCAAGTTTAGTTGGTGAAGGTAAAAAATATTTTGACCCTGCAACTGATTTAGCCAAAGGTGTTGCAGATAAATTTACTGCAGAAACTGCACAGGAATATATGAGTCCATATCAGCAGGCAGTTACTGATGTTGCAAAAAGAAAAGCAAGAGAAGACTTTGATACAACTTTGCAAGACATAGGGTTAAAGAGTGCATTAGGTGGTGGTAGAAGAGGAACTGCAAGAGCAATTGTAGAAGCAGAAGGTGTTCAGGATTTAGGTCAGAGACTTTCTGATATACAAACTTTGGGTTCTCAGTCAGCTTTTCAGGATGCAAGAAGAGCATTTGAAGCTCAGAAGGGTAGAGAAAGACAGGCAGGAAGTGCATTAGCAGCACTAGGTCAGCAAGCTCCTCAACAGGCACTTAAAGAACTTACTGCATTATCAGGTGTAGGTGAAGCTCAAAGAGATATGACTCAACAAGGACTTGACTTAGCTTATCAAAACTTTTTACAAAAGCAACAATATCCTTATGATGTACTTGGTCAATATCAATCTACACTGTATGGTTATCCTTATCAAGCTTATCAAACTACTTCAGGATTTTCTAAGCCTAGTAGCTTTCAAAATCTTATGGGTGTTATAGGTGCAGGTAAATCTTTATTTCCTTCATTTGGTTTTAAGGATGGTGGTCATATTGCTTTTAGGTCTAGTGGTGGTTTATCAGGTTTGACTGCAAACTACCAAGAAGGTACAGGTAATGAAACTGTAGGCTCAAAAGGTATGACAGGATTAAAATCTAATTTAACTGCTAACTTATTAGGTTCTATAAACTTAGGAACAATGTCTGATAGTTTATCAAGATTACAAGAATTAAGAACTAAGATTGCAGAAGCTAAAGCTAAAAAGGCAGCAGAGCAAGATACTTTTATGGGTAGGCTTGGTACATTTGCTCAAGGTGTAGCAGGTAGTTTTGACCCTACAAAACCTCAGTCATTAGCAGGTTCTTTGGCAGGTGGTATAAAGGCAGTTGATGAAGCTAATCTTCAAGACCCTGAATTAGTTAAAGCACAGGCAGAAGCAGAAGGCATAGAAGGCGAGATTAAAACTCAACAAGCAATGGCAGAGCTAAGTAAAGATTATTTAAAAGCTATTAAAGAATTATCAAATGATGTAGATTCTACAGATATGGGAAGAATTGTAGATATGGTTTACAAATCTTTTGGTTATACTGTAGGACCTGATGGTAATTTAAGAGGTATAGGTGGTAAAGCTTTATTAGCAAAAGACCAAGTTGATGTTAATAAAAAATTATTAGAAGCAGTTAATATATATAAATCAAAAGGATTTACTGGAGTTGCACAATTATTATCAACTGTAGGAACATCAACAGGAGGTGGTGATAAAAATAATACAATTCTAAAAAATGAAAACATTCAAAATAAAATAAAAAAATTTAAAGAGGGATAATAATTAAATGGCAGAAGATAGGTCAGAATCATTTGCATTTAATCCTTTAAGAGTTATACCTGCAGCTATTGGAGAAGCAGGAAAGGATATAGCAGAGTTAGGTAGTGATGCCTTAGAGCTTATCTATGGTAAGAAAAGAACAAATATTATAGAAGGTAAATTATCTGATGCTATAAATTTTATTGATGATAACTTAGATAAGACTAAAGTGGGAGAAGCCACTACAGATTTTTTAAGTAAAACTTTTTTTCCTGAAGAAAAAGATTTATCTATTACAGAAGACATAGGAAAAGATATAGGTTCATTCTTAGTTCCTTTTGGAGCAGGAGCTAAAATTTTAAAAGCAGGTAAGACTGCAAATAAATTTGTTAAGGCATCTAAATATGGTACTGCAGGTGTTGTTGCAGATGTTATAGCTAAAGATGAAGATGAACAATACTTAAAAGAAATGATGGACTTGTTTGGTCTAAAAGGTAAAAGTAAAGAAGTTGATGAATTAGTAACTAAACTAGATATAAATCCTGATGATGCTGTAGCAGAAAGATTATTAAAGCAGATTATAGACAGTACAGGTATTTCAGTTACACTTGGTATACCTTTAGCTCTTGCTTTTGGTATTTTAAAACATGGTGGTGCAAAAGCAATAGGTAAGGTAAAAGCACTTAAAAAGGATAAGATTAACACACCTGTTACAAATACATCTAATAATGTAGCAAGTAATGTAGAAGTTGTTCAACAGTCTCCGGGTCAATTTTTACAAAGAGGTAAGATGTCTTCTGCAGTTGCAAAGATTAATACTAAACTTGGTAGAGTATTTAGGTCAAAGGCAGCTATGCCTGACCAAATATTTAAAGCATATATAAAAAAGAATAAATATGCAGAAGGAAAAGAGTTACTAGTTAAACAGGGTGCAAAAGATTTAGAACAAGTAATTAAAAAAGAAACAAAGAATTTAGATAGTGCAGGTAAAGAAGCATTAAGAAATGATGTTAATAGAGTTTTACAAGGTCAGGATGCGTTAGGTCAATTATCTGATGAGCTTACAAATCTTACAAGAAGACTTAGAAATAATATAGATATTCAAAGCACTAACTTAAAAAATATTCTAAATTTATCTGATAAAAATAAATTAGGAATTGCCATAGATAAAAATTTAAACTCATATATAACTAAGAGTTATGAATTTTATACTAATCCTGCTTGGGCAAAAAAATTACAAAAAGGATTACGAGGTGATTTGAATGATGCAGATACTATAGATAGAATAAATGACATGAGAGATTATCTGAAAGAAATTAATCCTAGTCTAACAGGTGGTCAGATTGATGGTGTATTAGATAAATTTATTAGTGGTGTAACTAAAGGTGAGACAGGTCAAGCTGATACACTTGCAGGTATAATGGGATTTAGTTCAGGTGGTAAACCTATAAAAATATTTAAGCAAAGAAAAAAATTAGATGATAGACTAATTAATTTTTTAGGAGAAGTAAAAGACCCTTATAGAAACTATATAGAAACTATGCGTAACTTAAATAAGGGTATAGCTAAAGCACAATATTTTAAAGATATAAAAAAGTTTGCAGATGAAAACTTAGGACAAGAAATAAAGCTAGGTGGATTGTTTGAGTTTCTTCCTACTGCAACTACTAAAATATTAAAAGAAGACCAAATAGGTTTAAATAAAAATATTGGAGATATTGTTGCAAAAGAAATGGGAGCTTTAGGTGGGGATGGAAAAGCTTTTGGACTAAATAAGTATATGACAACAGATATGTTTGGCAAAATGATTGATAAAGGTATTGATGTATTTGATACTAATATGCCTATTGGAAGTGGGTTTGCAAATGTTTTTAAAAGAATAGTACAAAGAAGTGCAGGTGTTACTCAAGCAGCAGAAACTGTATTTGACCATACTGCACATATAGTAAATATGATTGGTATGTTTCAAACGCTTGCAACTAATGGACATATATTTAGAGGTAAAGAGTTTGCAAAAGCAGCAAAGACTATATATCAAAAAGCATTCTTAAAGAAAGACCCTGAAGCATTAAAGTTTTTTGCAAAGGCAAAAGAAAAGGGTGTTGTTGATTCTAGTGTTAATGCAGAAATAGTAAGAAAAAATCTTGATGTGCTTGATGAAAATTTAGCACAGTCAGGAATTAAAAGAGTTATAAAAAAAGCAGGGAGATTTCCTTCTGAAGCGTATGGTTTGACTGATGACTTTGGTAAGTTAACTGCACTACAAGCAGAAATGAAATCTTATAAGAAGGCACTTAATTTAACTGATGATGAAGCATTTGATTATGCTGCAGAGATTGTAAGAAATACAATGCCTTCATATACGACTGCAATACCTGCAGTAAGAAAATTAGCACAGTTGCCTTTCTTTGGAACATATGCAACATTCCCTGCAGAAATATTAAGAAGTAATTTTAATATTTTAAAATATGCATTAAGAGATATATTTAATAAACAAGGTAATAACCAATTAAGATTAATAGGATTAAGAAGATTATCAGGTGCTGCCGCAACGACTGTAGGTATTGACTATGCTTTTAACAGAAATAATGAAGATGAATATACAGGAATGGGAGTAACTAAAGAAAGTCAAAAAGGTATTAATCAGTTAGTTTCTGATTGGCAAAAAAATACATCCAAAGCTTTTACATCTCCTATATACGAAGGACAGAATGGAGAAGTGTTTACTTCATTTGTAGACTCAGGTTCTTTAGATGCAAATCAATATACAAAGAATATAGTAAAAGGAATACTAGGAACAATATTTGCAGGTGGAGAGGTTACTGAAACTGAATTAGAAGATAAATTTATAAATGCAACAAGAGAAATATATAGTCCATTTACATCAGAAAAGTTTTTATTTGGTGCATTACTTAATATGTATAGAGGTCGTGATGCAAATGGTAGAGAGATTTCTAATTTTGAAGCATTGCAAGGAATAGGAAAAGTATTTGTTCCGGGAACTGCTAAAAGTGCATGGAGAGTTTACAAAGCTTATGAAGCAGAAGAAAAAGCAAAGTATGATGGACTGCCTATAGCTTCTAATGATAGTGGCTATCCTATAAAATGGGAAGATGAGCTTCAACATTTTGGCACAGGTATTAGAAATTCTAATATGAATGTTTCAAAATCAGTAGGTTATTTTATATACAATGAGAATCAAAAATTAAATCAACCTATTAAAAAATTTATAAGTGATTTAAAAAGATATGATTCTAAAGTATATACTCAGGAAGATGTTGACAATATAGTAGAGATGTATATAGATTCTCAAATAGAAAAGAAGAAACTAATGAGACAGTTTTCTGACAGATTAAACCTAATTAAAAATATTAAGTACTACAAACAAGAAGGTAATAATGTTTTTAAAAAGAGATTTGGTATAGAAAAAATAATAGAAGCAAATAGTAATATGGGAAGAAGAAAAGTAGATGACTCTGTATTGTATGCATTGCAAGATGGTGAAGATGGTAAAGGATTTTTTATGCCTGATAATGTATTAAATGCTCCTAACATAATGACAATACTTAAAGATAAAAAGTTTCCACCTGAACTTATAAATGCGTTAGGTCAGGTTCAAGCACAATTAACAGGAACGAGGTTGAGAAAATGAGTGATGATATATATGATGGTGTAGATGGCGAAGACGTAGCCAATCTATATGATGAGTTATATACTTTAGCAACAGACTATGCCAATGCTAAAAGCACAGAGCAGGCAAAGTTTAAAAAGAAATATCCAAAGAAGTATGGAACTATTCGTAGACTTCTTGTGAATGAAATACACAGTTCTAATAAAGCAGAGGGTGGTATTATAAGTTTGGCAGTAGGGTCAGGTGGTATAGGTTCTGAAGATGATGATGACTATAGTGGTAGTGGTCCTTCTGCAGATGAAACAGGTTCTGCAGATGAAGGAGCTATGGGTGCTTCAGGAATAGATAGTGGTAGTGATGATGGTGGAAGTAGTGATGAATCTATAGAGGTTGCAGAAAGAGGAAATGTATTTGGACCTCAGGAAAAGATAGGAGAAGATTTTACTCAAGCACAAAAAGATTTTTATAAAAATGAAGTTGATTCAAACCCACAATTAAAAGGATTTTTGGGTGACCTTATAAGAAAACAAATTGATAAAGGTGAATTTGAATTAGAAAGAAATAAAGATGGTAGAGTAACAGGTATATATCATGATGCACCTCAACTTCCCGGATTTCTTGGTGGATTAACATCTTTGTTAGGATTAAGTGGTGGTAGAGTTTATACAGGATATGGTGCAGGTTCTGAAATACCTGATAGTGGAGACTCAGGAGAAGAACCTTCTAAGATGATAAGAAAAATTGTAGAAGAAAAAAAGAAAGAGGATACTCCATTAACTGAAGCAGAGCTAGACTACTATGGTAGAGGTATAGGCACTGCATCTAAGCCAATGAAAACTCTTGCAGATATTAATGAGTTTATAGGTGGACTATATAGTGATACAACAAGTCCTATAGGTGCAACTCTAAGTAAAGATAAAAGATTCTTAACACTACCTAATGGAAAGGTTATAGACCTGAGAACAGGAAGAGAAGTAGAAAAGATGCAAGGACTAGAATTATTTGAAGGTGGAAGAATATGAAATACAACATAACAGAACTGTTAGACCAACTTGTTGAACATGAGGGATTGGAGCTTATGCCTTATGAAGATTCTTTGGGAATAAATACCATAGGAATAGGTCGTAACTTAGTTGATAGAGGTATATCTGATTTAGAGTTAACTCATATGGGAAAGGATATGTCTAGTGTATATGAGTGGGGTATAACAAAAGAGAATGCTTACTACTTAGCAGAGAACGATATCAAGATAGTTGAGAAGGAAGTTTGTGAAAAGCATCCTTGTGTGATAGAATTAGACGAAGTGAGACAAAGAATAATTATTGACATGGCATTCAATATGGGTGTGCCACGACTAGGTAAATTTAAAAAAATGTGGAAAGCTATAGATAATAAAGACTTTCCTTCTGCAAAAATTGAAATGTTAGATTCTCGTTGGGCAAAACAAGTAGGTAACAGGGCAGTGCGACTTTCCAATGCAATGGAGACAGGAGAGTGGGTGTAATATGTGGGGTGCAATAATTAGTGGAGTAACAAGTCTTGCTTCTTCTTATATGGATAGTAGGAAGGTAAAGGCAGAACACAAGTCTAAGATAGAACAGGCAAGATTAAATGCAGAAATTAACAGGATTGAAAAGGCAGCCAAGTCAGACCAAGACTATGACATTGAAGCCTTACGACAAACAAGATATTCATGGAAAGATGAATATGTACTTGTCATCCTTACCCTACCTTTCATCGGGAGCTTCATCCCTAATATACAAGATTATGTTCTCAAAGGATGGGAATACATAAACAAAGCACCTGATTGGTATCAGTGGAGTTTTATGGGAGCAGTCGCAGCTTCTTTAGGAATCAGATGGGCCTTTAAGTTCTTCAGTGGTAAGAAATGATTCTTCTGCTTCTTCAAGGTCTTCCTGTTCTACAGGCATATCATAACTTATAGAATCATCATCTTCAGGAATATCATCTGTATCATATAGTTCATCAGGAAATGCTCTCTGAATTAACTCTAAACATTTTTCTAATCCAAGAACTTCCATACACTTTATAATATCTTCTTCAAGAGATTCAGTTGTAATCTCATCTACATCAATATTATTTCCTCTTATTCTTGATAAAAGCTCCAAAGCCTTGAGAGCAGATGTAGTCTGTCCTTGTGTACGAGCTACATTATATTGATTTTCTATCTCATCTACAACGTCTATACTAGTTGTGAGACTGGAAGATAATTCATCTATTCTATCTTTTATATCTTGTTGTTTAAGTAACCTGCCACCTTGATTGTGAGCAGAGACTTCGCTATATCCTGCATCTTTAGCAGCTCGTGTGGCATTTCTATGCAGGACATAGTTCTGACAAAACTTTTCATGCTTTTCTTTAAGCAGCATTCCATACCTCTTTACTTGTACCTGTAGATAGAAGTATATCTGAATACTGAGGTTCTGTTGCTCTCATAGAATTTTTATATACTGCAGATACAAGAGTGTTCTTGCCATTCATATTAATAGAAACATCTATTTCTTTGTTATCAAATAACTTTTCACAGTCTTGTGCCATTGCGAGAAGCTCACCTGTAGTCCAAAAGTATTCGCCATTTGTTTCAACTTTAAAATACTTAGGTTTATTATTAAGTATTTCTTTAGACATTTCTTCTGTTACTTTAGGTACAGAGCAGTCAAAACCAAACAACTCAAAGTTTCTAAATCCTAGTATGTGAGCAAGAGAAATTGTTCTCATAGCAGCACAAGTGCCACCTGATACAAGTGTTTCTCCTTCATCAATACCTGTATCTTTATGTAGTTTTATTTTATCTGTAATGTCTGTATCTCTTAATGCTTCTGAGTAGGCAGACCAACCTAATATGTTTGCTTTCTTTTTAATAAGATGTTTTGTTACAGAAGGGTCAGTCATGGAAGCAACTAAGAATAAAGTTTTATTATCAATAGTCTTAAATAAATCTTTTCTTTTTACACCATGAGTACTAATACCTGTGATAGGTCTTGGGTCAAGAATAACACACATGAAAGGTTGTATACCATGTTGTATTAATTTAGGATAGCTATGCTTGACACAAAAGACTTTACAATTTTCTTTGTTATAATCTTTGTAAGACTCTATCATATCTTTTAGTTTTCTATAGTCAGTGCTTTCTCCACCTGAAACAATGATTGCAGTTTCATTATTTATTTTACTATGTTTTAACCAACCAAAGTTTTTGATAAGTTTCTTATTAGCTTTTATATTGTCAAAAATTTCTTCTTTAGGTCTTGAATCTCTAGGTGTAACAACAATAGGCATACGTGTTATATGTTCAGGAAGTTTTTCTATTCCTTTCTTTGTTGCAACAAAAGCAATATGAGTTCTGCCACCACCTACTACTCTATCATTAGAAGGTAACACAACCTTACCATAAGCTTCTATTTCTTTTATAAGTTTGTTTACACCCATGTTCTTTTCTGCAGGTTGCATACCCTTATCATCCTTAGAAAAGAAATCATCAAACACTAGAATAGGAACAGTCTTTAAATTTTCATAGTCAGACTTTACAGTTTCATAGGAGTGTCCACCATCTATGAATGCGAAGTCTACTTTTGAAGCAGCCTTACACTTCTTTAGTGTTTCTTTTGTATCTCCTTTGTGAAGTTTAAAAGTAAATGTCTTACCTTTTTCTTTCATCTTTTCTGCAAACTGATTAAGTCTATTCTCAATGAGTTCTATTGAGTGATGCTTTTTAGTGTTCATCTCATAGTCATCAGTCTGTTCATTTGCTTCTTCAAACAAATCAAATCCTAGATAGTGACACTTATCTCTATACTCAAACATTGCAAGTGCCATTTCTATTGCACGACCACCATTCCAAGTTCCAACTTCTACAAGTGACTTTGGTTTGTAATGTCTTATAATATCTGCAAGTTGTTTGTATCTTGGTAGCTTGATGTCAGGTGCAACTTCTGTATTCGTAGAGTTTGCATTCTTTTTTAAGTTTCCCTTGAAGTGTGTAAAGTATTCTGATAGAGGTGACTGCATGAAGGCAGTTAAACCTTTACAATTCTCAGATAGATTATTTACAATCATACCATGTGCCTTATATATATTGAGTAGTCTCTCAAATATAAAACCATCATGCCATTCTCTATAAGATAATGTTTCTCCTAGAGTATAACAACCTCTTAAATCTGCAAGTATAGAGCAGGCATCATGATAAAGTAAATTAAATGCCATGAAGCTTGTCTCACTATAATCAACATCTTTTCTTCCAAGATGTACAAGACTTGCTTTTTCAGGAAGCCATTTATCAAGTGCCTTCTTTTCTAATCTTTTATGAGTTATTGTATCTGCGTCAAGCCATATCAACCAATTGGATTCTTCAGGATTATTTTCCATCATCTTGAATGACTGCTCAGTTAATGCATAAACTTTATGACACCATTTGACTGCATCAAGTCTCCAATTATATGGTATCTTTCCACCTTCTGTACCATCATGAACTTTCATTCGTTCACGATACTGTTCCATTTCTTTTACATCATTAAGATGTATATATACAATGCTAGGAGAAATAGGGTGGTCAACCTTTTTAATATCGAAATCGTGGTAGTAAGCATACAGTTTAAAATGTTTTGGATTCCATTTATCTGCGACACTTTCAAGCATTTTCTTTGCATAAGTATTATATCCTTCTTCACTAAATGAAGTTACAAATGTGTACATATTAATATTCCTTTGGTAATAGTCTTGAGTTATAATCGTTTCTTAAAGTATTCCACTCACCTGTATAACTTCCATCAATTGTTCTCTTAGGTGTCCAACCATCAAACCAAGGTCCTCCTGTTGTAAAGTGTACATTACATGGATTAATTGATTCGTCTGTCCAACCATCTAAAAAGTTCCACTTGGGATGAATAGAACCTATCTCATGTTCATCTAGCCAACTAAAGTTATGAAGCCACCTACCTGATTTAGTATTGACATCATCTACAGTTAGATTATCATGAGCAGGATGTTCACAATTCCATAGTATGAAACTTGACCAATTCTTTCTGTTATAATTTTCTTGTTTTTGATTGTCCATTTTCTTAGTATCTTTTGGATTGTAGTCATGTTTTACTACAGATACTGCATACTCTTCATACTGTCCATACTCATCAAATATTTCTGAGATGTCTGCTCTTACAAACATATCACAATCCATAAAGAGTGCGAGTCCTTTGTGTAAATTAATAAATGGAACTAGAAATCTTGTGAAAGTAAACTCACTACTAAAGGGTCTCTTGTCAGATGAATCTCTCTTCTGACCTTCTTCATCAATATAGTAAGCTCTTCTATAAAGACCTGACCTACGTAAGGATGACTGCTCCAATGGAATAATGTCATACTTATGATTGAATCTTTCAATAGAATATTTTAATACTTCAAAAGCAATGTGTTCTTTGGGGTCATACCCCACGTATATAGCAGGTCTTTTATAAGTAAACATAAATTACCACTTAAAAAATTGGTCAAAGATAGTAAAGTGATTTGGTGCAATAGTATTTGCTCCATACTTTTCTTTAGCTATTTCTCTGTATTTTTTATATTTCTGAGTGGCAATCTCAGAAGCTGCTTCAAACTCTTTCCATGCTTGCTTTAAGTCACCATACTTGAGTTCTTCAACTTCTTTTTTCTTTGCTTGAATTTCTTCTTCAAGCTTTTTAATTTTATCATCAGACATAAAATACTCCTTCCTTTTGGAATTGTACAAAATTTTGACAGAAATGTCAAGGATTATTTAATAATGATATTCAGATGTATCACCTAGTCTGATTTCTTCACCACATTCTACCTGATATACTTCAGTGCTAACACGAAAGTCAGGTGTCTTAGGTTCTTTCGGGGTAAGGGAATTGTCATATACTCTCATTCTGTTATTAGGATAGAGTGCATACTGACCATTGGTAAGTTCTATTAAGTTAAATGATTTATGTTCCTCAGGTTTTTCACTTGTACTATAATCAACAGTATCTACATCTTCATGATAGTTATCTAGTGTACAAATATAAGTGCCATTCATAGTGCCACTATTCTTTGTTATTATTTCATAGTTCATGCTTGCTATAAACTGTTTGTGGATAGACACAATACCATAATCCATACAGTTCCAAAACTGTAACTCATGTAGAGGTAAATCTTTTTCAGGTATCTTTGGTTCAGATAAAAAGGCAGAGATAGGAAGCTTGTCAAACAATGCTCCATACTGAGGTAGATAAGTTTCAAAATAGAATGCTCTACCTGCAATGGATTTTGCACAAACCCATACACCTTCTACAAATTCACCATGACCATCCTTTAAATCTCTAAGATATTCTTTTCTTACCCATACCTTTTCTGCAGGTAAATTAGTTATCAGTGTTGGCATTTTTTCTAAAAACCTTCCTTCCTCTAAAGAAGACAATTGAATTGATTACTGTATTAATTGTAATGGCAATGAGTAACCACCACTGCCACCAGTCAAGTTCGTTTCCTATCATTGAATATCTACAACCTCACATACTCCTGCAGTACAGGCTAATTCCTTACTGCCCTTCGTTGTATCTTCTTTCTCATACTCTCTAAGCTTCTGCCAATCAATAGACTTAGGCATCTTCTTCATGAACTCTTTGTACTCAGATTCAGTTATGTCCTGATAAGGAGCTTGCTCATAAGTATGCTCACTAAAAGGTAAGAAAGAAATACCTGATACTTCATCAAAGTTTTCATACACCCAAGCACCTACTTCCATCCACTCATTTTCTTTAACAGATACTGTAATAGAAGGTTTGTGTTCACACCAATGTCTTTGATAGGTCAACCAAAAGTTTAACTGTTGTATAGCAGTCATTTCAGTTCTTGTGACTGCACCCTTTGGTGACTTGGTAGGAAAACTAAATACAGTTGTTGTATCAGGCTTACTGAAGTCAGGTTCTGCAGGAATGCCTGCATCCTTCATGAACTGTGTGATTGGGTCTGTGTTACCACCTCTAACAGTTCTAATGTAGTAGTCGTTATGTCTTGCATGGATACCAGAAGCACTGTCAACTAATTGACTAACTGTACCTGAAGGTTTTACACAAGTGATTGCAGTTGACTGAGGTATGCCTAACATTTCTGCATACTTTTTATTTGTATCAATAGCAACCTGTTTGAGTTGGTTAAGAACATCTTCTAGTTCTAAGGACTCATGACTTAGTATAGGTGAATCCATTATACCTGTAAGAGATACTCCTAATAATCTTTCTTCTTCTGTATTATCCTTCCAAATCTTTCTGAGGTATTTAAAGTTAGTAAGAGTTGACTGTAGAGTTCCAAGTATAGTGGCAACCTCTACCTTTTCTTTTAGAGTTCCAAGAGTATCAGTTTCTCTTGCAACAACTTCTGTAAGATTACAGAACTGATAAGGTCTTAGAATGATTTCACTACAAGGATTGCATCCAAACTCATGCTCATGATTTCGTCTACCATTCTCTTGAACCTTTGCAATTGCAGACTTACGATTGAAGATACCTCTCTCACCTGAGTGAGATTCATATAAAGCTAACCACTCTCTCATGAATGTACCCATAGTAGGTTTGCCTTTGTAAGCAACTGAGTTATTTGCTAATGCTCTTTGCCCTTCATCATTCCACCATTGACCTGACTTAGCGTGTCTCATTTGGTCATCATTTAAATTGGATAATGATATAAGAGCAGAACGTCTAACACCACCTACAACTACAACCTCTCCTATCTTACACATAAGGTCATGACACTCAATAGGGAAAAGCTTTCTTCCCTTTGCTCCTCTAAATATCTTTATACAAAAGTTATATAAATCTACTAAAGGTTGAGGACCACTTGCTCTACCACCCATTGTCTTTAGTTTTGCACCTGCAGGTCTTACCTCTGATGTATCTAGTGTAGGTATTTGTCCTACATAAAGCATTGCAATTAATTCACGTAATGCTCTTGCCCATCCGGGTCTACTATCTGCAACCTTAATAACAGTTGTGCTATTCTCAAAGTGTTCATTAACTGTAGGTAGTTTGTTTACATTATCTCTTTCCACTGAGAAGCCTACACCTGTACCACACATGAGGATATACATACACTCATCAAATGCTCTAGGTGAATCAACAGGAATGTAGCTACAATTATAGCTTGTTACATTACAAGTCTTTAAGGCTTCTCCTGCAGTCATTAATGCTCTCATTGAAGGCATAACCTGTAAACCTACAATCTTTTCTTCTAACTTATTTCTAAGTTTGTCTGTAAGGATTGCAGGGTGTAGATTCTGCATATAGTCAAAGTATCTTGAAACAGTTTCTGTCCAAGTCTCTCTTCTTTGGTCTTCATCTCTCCACCTCGCATAACGAGAAAGAGCAATAAAATTTTGATAGTCTGTTGGTAATAAATTATTGTTCATATTAATGTCCTAACACTGCGTTGATTCGTTTTCTTACATATTCTATTTCACCTGACTTTAAAACTTTGAATGCAAACTCTTTCATGTAAACAGGGTCTACATTTGCATAGTCGCATACAGTTCTAAAATCCTGTGCAGTAACACCTACTGAAGCAAAGAACCATGCTCTTGCTCTGTCTCTTTCCACAACAGATGCATCAGGTTCTCCTTCATACTTAGGTTTAGTTGCGTCAAGTAATGCCTGCAAAAGAACACACAAAAACATTGTCTGCTCTGATGAAGTTCTATCCCTTAGTACTTCTTCTTCTAGTGTAAATTTCACTTCGTTTGCCATTAGTCTGTAGCCAATCTTCAGGAATGCCATCACCTAACTTACAATACTTGAAGTCATATTTGTCACACCAATCTGCATAAGTCATCTTACCATTCTTATACAGTTTTCTATTTGGATTGTCAAACACAAATCTTATATCATAGTGTGGATGTTGGCTTCTTATGAATAGATGTTTCTTTCTATCATCCAATACAAACCTTCCCTTAACCTCAAGAATGATTCCATTCTCTAGGATAAAGTCAGGTATGTATCGTTTGGATTCTTCCCACTTGTAATTGAGATTTAGATTTTCGTATTTAAATGATACTTTATTCTTCCTCAATATACAAGAGCAATTGTACTCAGAATTAGATTTATATTTGTGATTGTACTTTTTTCTTTTATACATCCCTAATCTCTTGCACATCAGGTGTCTTAGAAACATGAGTTAAGTATCTTACTCCTGTAGAGTATTGAAACTTTCTCAAGCCACTACCACCATTAGCGTCTGCCCAACACATATCTTTATATCCACAGAACACACAACCAATAGAAAGTTTTCTGTTGCCTGACTTACCATCAGGCTCATCAGTGTAACACTTCTGAGGTGGTGCTTTGGAATTGACAACTCCTTTAAGATGCTCAACCCTATCTGAAGCATTTATCATGTGTATCTCTTCTATGGGAAGAAGAACAATTTCACCTGATGATTTATCTATTGCAAGGAATGCTGCTTCTTTATCTCCTGCACTCTCTGCATAGGCACTTATCTGTGCTATATAACCAAAAGGGTCATTGGTAAAGAGAGAACCATCCTTAAACTTTTTCATACCATAAGAAGATGCACTCTTAATATCTACAAGTGTACCATCTATCCTACAATCTTTATGACCTTTGACACCATTTATTTCTTCCATCTTCTGCTCTTCAGAAACTCTATGTCCTGAAGCTTGAGCAAGAAGTATAAGTAGTGACTCAAGTATTTCTCCATACAAAAACTTTATCTTAGTTTTTCCATCTACTTTAAAAGGCTTGTTAGGTATGTTAATATCATACCATAACTGCCTGTCAGGTCTTCCTATCTGAGAAAGTCTAAGAGTAGTCATGTCCTCTCTCTTTTCAAAAAGAAACTTATTTAAAGTAGCGATAATATTCTTTAGAAATTCTTCAATAAATGTTTTATCAGTAGTAGATTTATCCAAGCCTTTCTCTATAGTAGAATATATATCTTCTACTAGCGTATCTATTTTTTTAGACATGATAACTCCTTATATCGTCTAGCACCCACACAACCCACCCATTTCGAGATTAACTCTAAAACTTTAGCTAGACTTATTATTTAGAATGGGATTTCATCAGCTTTTTCTGATGACTTATACCCATCAGGGATGACATCAAAGTCCTCTCCTTCTGAGTACTCAACAAGATTGGTAACTTGAACTGCCTGTAAATCAGAACCTTTACCTTTCTTGCCTGCGTATTCCCAATCATACACCTTGAAGAGTACGTTAACATCAGAACCATTACCAACTAATGTACCTCTGATGTCTCTCTTCTCAGAGTCCTTTAACATAGGTGCAGGATTATCATTCCCACTTTTATTCTTGACCTTTCTTTTAATGGTCACGAAATCACCTCTGTCATCTGACTTATTCTTAACTGTAAGACCTAAGTCGATTGCTTCTTTCTTAGCTTTAGAATCCAAAGCCAAATCAATTGACCATACAGGTTCAAATGTAGTATTTGGATTTGAAATTGCTGCCCAATAGGCTTTACCACTTAATACTGGCATAGTTTTTACTCCTTAGTTTATAGTGCAATCTTGGTTGCTGTTATTGTTAAAACGAATATATCATATAAAAGATAATATGTAAACCCCTTTAATGAGTTTCATACCAATTTTTTCCTATCTTATATTCACTATCTAGTGGACAATGAATACTCAGTTCTTTTTGAGTAAGCTTCATAGCTTGTTTAGTTATCTCCCCAAACCTTTCTGCTTGGTCTCTACGAACTTCAAATTGATATTCGTCATGAATAGATGCAACAAGCTTATAGTCGTATGCCTGTTGCACCTTATAGGTTATTTGACGTAGCCATTCTTTACAAATGATAGCTCCTGCTCCTTGAAGAAGCAAGTTCATAGATGCATGGTACTGTCGAACTTTCAGAAGTCTGCCATCTAATCCTCTTACGAATCCTGTCTTCGCTACCCTATCAACTTTATCACGCAAAGCTTTTAAGGCAGGCATATTCTTCATAAACTGATTGATAACTTTCTGTCCTTCATTCTTGCCACCACCTACAATACTACCAATCTTTTCTGCACCTGCTCCATAGATTAAAGCATAGATAAAAGTCTTTGCTTGGTCTCTAGTCTTCAGACCTGCAGCCTTTTGATTGGCAGTATGTATGTCACCATCTACAACTTCTTTTGTAAATTTTTTATCGCCCATATAATGAGCAAGGCAACGTAGCTCTAGGCTAGATGCATCACAACCTACAAGTGTATACTTGTCATTTGTAGGTATCCAAACTGACCTACATTCCTTTCCATAGGGAGAGTAGGAAGCAGGAACTTGTGCCATATTTGGAGAGTTATGTGCCATTCTTCCACTAATTGCTTTTAGTGTCATGACTCTTCCATGCACCTTGCCATCTTCTTGGACAACATCTATCCAAGATTTAATCTGAGAAACTCTCTTCTGTAGTAGAAGATAGTGAGCAATCTGTAGTGCTTCAGGAATATTTTTTATCTTCTTCAATGTTCCTTCATCAACTATAGGATGCCCTGTAGGTGTGAGGTTCTCAGGTTTCCAACCTTTCTCTATCAACCTCTTAGATATTTGTTGCCTAGAGTTAGGATTGAAATGCTCCACCTTATCACTTAGTCTCTTGCCTGTTTTCTCAGAGTACCTTTCTTCTGTGATAGGTGGGAAAACTGTTTGTAAATCTTTTTCTATTTGTGAAGCTTCTGCTTCAAGCTTAGAGCATAAGATAGTTGCACTCTTTACATCTAGTGTGAACCCATTCTGTTCTTGCCTGTTTACAATTGCTCTTATCTCATGCTCTAATAACATAGACTTCTTTGAAAACTTCTTTAGTTTAGGAAGTAAATGTTTATAAAGTTTATGTGTTAGTTGTACATCTTGTATGCAATATTTTAACATCTCTTCATTGAAATGACTAAAGTCATTATACTCTATCTTTCCAAATCCCAATCTCTCACCCCATGCCTTGAGTGAATGTCCACCTTCTAGCATAGGGTCTGAGAGTTGTGAAAGGATTAAAGTGTCTCTCACCTGTGAAAGTTTTATCTTACTTCCTGTCAGTTTATTGAGAACAGGTGCATCAAAAGAGATGCCATTATGCATAATAAATATGTCAACAGTTTCTGCCCATGAAGCAAAGTCTCTCAGAGTATCTCCATGCCAAGTTAATACTTCTTCAGTATCAATATTCTTAGCAACAATACAATGAATAACCTTTGCATCAATAGCATCAGTCTCTATATCTACTATGAATCTCATTATAAAAAGTCCTCTAAATCATTTTGATTATTAGATTCAAGAGGATTCTCTATCTCCTTTAATCTTCCTGAATCTTTATTATACAGAAGATATGTTGCTACTCCTGTCTCTCCTGCGTATCTATTCTTTAGTACCCTTACAGTAGTTGTATTCGCTACCACAGGGTCTTCTGCTTGTTGGTCTCTTTCCAGAGCAATAACTGCATCAGATATTTGTGCAATAGAATGTGAACCTCTAAGCATTGACAAAGATATTTCTTTACCTTGCTCTTGACCTTTATCTCCTGTAGCTCTTCTCAAGTGAGATACAAGAAGCATTGCACATCTTGTTTCTTCTACAAGAGAACGTAGCTTTGTCATAAGTTGGTCAATGTTTCTTCTTTCATCTTCGCCTTCAATACCTGACACAAGAATTGAAAGGTGGTCAATAAGTATGTACTTACAATCCAAAGCCTTTACCATATATCTTACTCTATTTAATATCTCATCAGTAGTAATAGAACCAAAGTGGTCAAAGCCAAAGAACCTTCTTGTACCTATAGTTTCTTTTTCAAAAGCTTGTAACTGCTCTGTGGTATAGTTCTTTTGTACTTCCTTAATATATAATCTATCACTAGCTTCTACTGACATAATATGTAACATAGTTCTTGTTATGTTTTCTTCAAGAGAGAACACACCAATATTATGTTTAGTATTCTTTAGTAAGTGGTGCATCATCTCTCTCATAAGAGAAGACTTTCCTGCTCCTGTGCCTGCAGTAAAGGTAACAAGTTCACCTGTCCTCATGCCAAATAACTTATCATTTAATCCTGCATAAGGATACAAACAAGTCTCTGTATCATCCTCTTCATAGATACGATTAGATATATCTGCCAAGTTATATATGCCTGCAGGTGTATAAGGTCTAGCATTCCACCAATCTTTTGTAAACTCTTCTCTCATATTCTTCATGAGATATTCATTGGCATCCTTAAACCTCATGTCCATAATCAAACACTTGTTAGGTTCAAAGACTTGAGCAACTTGGTTGGCTGCTTTTCTTCCATGCTCATCATTATCAAAACAAATGACAATCTTTTCAAACTTATTGATGTAGTCATAGTTTGCCTTGACATCTCTTAGTGCAGACTGACAACCATTCTTTATTGAGACAGATGCCCACTTAGAACCCATCAATTCATAGGCAGACAGAGCATCAACTTCTCCTTCACATATTGTAAGATACTTACCACCTTTAAATTTATTCTGTCCAAACAGAGTTGCATTCTGTAATGCACCTTCAGAATGGAAAGCTTTATTATCTACAAGCCTTACCTTATTAGCTACGTGACTATTATTAATATCGAAATAAGGATATATATGCTTAACCACATTATTATTTCTATCGTGTAAGACTTGGACATTATAAAAGTTACAAGTCTCTCTTTTAATCTGTCTATCATGTATAGCATCTATCACTCCACTACTAAAGTTTAAATGATTATTGTTTATTGATACAGGTTTAGCAACCTGTTCATGTCCTTCTGCTTTTGAATAAGTTCTACAAGAGAAACAAAACTTAGTACCACCTTCGTACTTTATATTTGCATCTGAAGAACCACAGTTGGAACAACTACCTCTACTCATTACTTTTGACATATTACTTCTCCCTAGTACTGTCTGTTGTTAATACATTGGCAAGTGTTACCATGCCTTCTCTCTTTATAGAATAGTATCTATTAATTATTTTACCATTCTCAGATTCAATTAATTCATACATATCTTTTGTAGTGTTGTAAGATATTACACATTCTTTTTCTACACCATCTACAATTCCTACATACTCATTCTTATCCATCATCATACTCCTGTTTTATTATTTCATTTATAAACTCTGTGTCAGTATCTATCATGTCTTCCACTTCTGATTTTGCTAGTTTTTTAGCTTCACTTGAAGTATAACCTTCTTCAAGATACTGCATATACAGTTCTTTGTAAAGAGATTTTTTACTTCCTTGCCAAAGATTAGTCATATCTTTTATTCACAACATTAATTAATTTATTAAGATACCATTCTGCTTTCTTCAAATCTTGAATACCATTCTTGTATCTATATCTCCATATATACTTAATAATGTTACCTTGTAAATAGTTTTCAAACCCATCCTCAGTTGCACTCTCTATAGCATCAATGCATTCTACACTTGACTGATTGTAGTGAGGTGGACTATTTACTAAATCTTCTTTACCCTTTCCTGATAAATACTCAGGTGCTTTGTTTTTATCTTCCATATTTTTTATTACCTTTCTAAGTTTCCAACCAACCCAATCATAATATCTTTCAGGCTCTTGCTCCATCATGAATACCTTATTGGTGTGATTGATTCAGTTACAGTTTCTACTGTTTCTTTTATTGTAGGTTTGTCCATATCATTCAATGCCTTTCTCATTGCTTCCCATCTGTCAGTTGCAGAAACAATATATGTATTCCTATCAACTTGAAGATGTATGACTTCCCATTTATTCGTTTGATTTTTTAATCCCATGTTAACTTCCTTTGAAAGTTTTAATTACATCAGAAGAGAATAACTTTTGAAGATTTAAAAGATACATTCGTGATGCATAGTGGTCACCACCCTTGACAATCTTTTTTGAATCTAAATTATTAATAATCTTTCGTAAGCTATTGACATCAAAGACTAAAGTACAAAAGGTTTCATCTCCAATACAAAGATTATGAAACCAATAATCTGATTCAGTTGCCATGATACCACTAGGTTTTCCATAGGATTCAAACTCAATAGCAATGTTACCTGTTGACTGCCAGATATCTCTTTCACTTTTGACTTCTATCTTTTTATCTTGTAACATTTTTGCCACATTTTTTTCTCTGACTTTTCCCCATTGAAGGTCAATGTCAAACTTTTTTCTGTCCTCTTTCTTAGGTTCTAGTTCTGTCCACTTCATTACGTGTCCTTTCTTTATACAAATAGCCATTTATATACATCTAATGCACAACCACATATATCATTTAGGATTGCCATACCTATTATATACACTAAATAACTACCTATTACAATACCTATTATATAATTAAATAACTTAAACATATAACCAACTAGGTTTTGTAGTATATTTATATCTTGCAAAGTCTAACTTATCTGCAATATAAAACTTTCTATAAGCTTCAATAGGATAAAACTCATCTGTCTTTAACTCATCTAATCCACTAAAACATTGAGGATGTTGAGTCAGTTCTCCCATAGGTATATACTCCATACCTTTGAGTAAAGTAAACTTATGCTTGCCTGCTCCATGCTTTTTGCCATACCTAACTTCATACTCTACAAGCATTGCAATATACAATCTCCAAGCAAAAGAATAATTACTTCTTGTCTGCATTGCCCATAAAGTACATGGATGCTTTTGATGTACAGGTTTGTACAAGTTATTATCTTCTGCATACTGAGGTGCATGATGCCATAAGGCAGTACATAACATCTGTGCTTCTTCAAGTGGCATCTTAACTACGTGTTGGTCACATAGAGATGATGCAATTTCTTGAGGTGTCTTTTCTATAATAAATCTATTCATAATTAATCCTTTCTCATTTCAATTATAATCCATGCAATTAACATGGGAATAAATAATATAATATAAATTATCCAAGTCAGTATTGAATATGTATTAAACTGTTTTGAATAATCTTCCCAAGATAACAATATCATATTGTCTTCTTTCTTTTGTTGTTCTTTTGATTTCTTCATAGGCATATTCCAAAGTATCCAAATAAGAATGCTACTGAAGCACAACCTAATATAAACCATATCAATTCTTCATTATTCATGTGTCCACTCCTCTTGTTTACAAAATAAATCTATACCAAAGTCATAACCTTGATTATAATAATGGTGTGATTTTTTCTCGTCTTTTGTGCCATGTATCATAGCATCTGTAACACCATCTTTGAACTCATTTATTTTTCTTTGTATGTAGTTATAATTTCTTTGACTTGTTGATGATTCACTTTCTAACAAATCCATTTTTCTTTTCTCATATTGAGCATCTGTCTCAACATGAGGTTTCATTTCTAATCTATACATTGTCATTTTTTACTCCTTTCAATATCCCACCTATAAAATATGTGGTCATCTATTCTTGTTACATAAGTTTTAGTTTCTGCCCAACTAGGATTAACATAGTAGGCATGGTAGTGTGTAGCACCTTCCACAAAGTCATCTAAGTGTCCATTGTACACACCATTTGCTACGTGCATAGCATCTCTCCATGCTTTTGGCTCTCTTGGTTTATCACTCTTGCCATCACAATACCAACTGAATTGACA